GCAGATCTGGAAGTCGATCTCGCCGCTGCTGCTGAAGCGGATGGAAGAGCGTCGGCTTTACCCGTCGTATGAGATACTTAGGCCGCTCACCGACAAGATGGCACGGGCTCGCGCGCTCCAGGGCCGCATGCAGCAGGGCAAGGTTCTCTTTCCGGAGAAGGCCCCGTGGCGTGCGGAGACTGAGTTCGAACTCCTGCGCTTTCCGGGCGGCGTGCACGACGACATCGTCGACTCGATGGCGTGGTGCGTCAACCTCATCGTGGGCAAGTCCGCTCCGCGGAAAGCGGAAGCGAAGGAGCCCGAGGGGTGGATGGACAAGCTGTTCCGCACGATGAACCTGGGCGAAGGCTCACACATGGCGGCGTGACGAATGAGCTGTTGCGGCGAAACAGGGCTCTCGAAGGGGTGGGAGAAGGCAGTTGCTTCCGAGCAGCTGTGCTTCCGCTTCGTCCAGGTCCGGACCCTCACCTACATGGGCGACACCTGCGTGTCGCCGGGTGACTACATCGTCCGCTCGCCGGCGCTCGACATCACGTTCGCGGTGAAGGCCGCGGACTTCCACAAGTACTTCGAGCCATTGATGGCGGAGGCGAGAGATGCCAGTTGATACGAGCAAGGCCGGCGACGTCTGGCTGCGGTACCAGTACCTCCGCGACAACGGGCACCTCGACTACGTCGCCAAGGCGCGACGGTGCGAGGACTTCTTCGCCGGCCTGCAGTGGGAAGCCGGCGACCTTGCGCTGCTGAAGGCCGCGCGCCGGCCGGCGCTCACCATCAACAAGATCATCTCGACCGTCGCGAACGTGATGGGCGAGCAGATCTTCAACCGCACGCAGGTCGCGTTCCGCCCGCGCAACGAAGGCGCGTCGCAAGAGGTCGCGGACACCATGACGAAGGTGTTCATGCAGATCAGCGACAACAACCAGCTCGAGTGGACGCGCAGCGACGTGTTCGCGGACGGCATCATCACGTCGCGCGGCTTCTACGACGTGCGCCTGGGCTTCGACGACAACCTCCGCGGCGAGGTGCAGATCGCCCAGCTGAACCCCAAGAACGTGCTCATCGACGCTGACGCCGAGGAGTACGACCCGGACAAGTGGGGCGACGTGCTGGTCACGAAGTGGCTGTCCGCCGACCAGATCGAGATGCTGTACGGCAAGGACGACGCCGACCAGCTGCGCACTTCGGCCGACTCCTTCTGGCCCTACGGCTACGACTCGATCGACCGCGACCGCGACCGCTTCGGCACGGCGCGCGCCGTGTCGTACGGCGGCCAGACCGGCGCGGACCAGACGAACCTGCAGCGCCACGTGCGCGTCGTCGAGCGCCAGCACAAGGTGCTGACGGTGCAGGAGCACTTCGCCAACGTGCGCCTCGGCGATCTCCGCCCGGTGCCGGCGTCGTGGACGCGCGACCAGGTCTCTCAGTACCTGTCGGAGAACCCCGACCTCATCATCATCAAGAAGCGCGTCCCGCGCATCCGCTGGACCGTCGTCGCCGACAAGCTGGTGCTGCACGACGACTGGTCGCCGTACAAGCACTTCACCGTCGTGCCCTTCTTCCCGTTCTTCCGCCGTGGCCGCACTGTCGGCCTGGTCGAGAACCTGCTGGGCCCGCAGGAGTACCTCAACAAGGTCACGAGCCAGGAGCTCCATGTCGTCAACACCACGGCCAACAGCGGTTGGAAGGTGAAGACCGGCTCGCTGAAGAACATGTCGACCGCTGAGCTCGAAGCCCGGGGTGCCACGACCGGCCTTGTGCTCGAGCTCGACGACATCAACAACGCCGACAAGATCCAGCCGAACCAGGTTCCGACGGGCCTCGACAGGCTGTCGTTCAAGTCGGAGGAGTACATCAAGTCGATCTCCGGCGTCACGGACTACCGGACCGGCAACGCGCGCGAGGACGTGTCGGCGAAGGCGCTGGCCAAGAACCAGGCCGCGACGAGCGCCAACACCGCGAAGGTGATGGACAACCTGGTCCGCACCGACTACCTGCTGTCGCGGGCCATCCTCGACCTGGTGCAGGAGTACTACGGCGAGGAGCGGACCGTGCAGATAGTCACGGACCGCATGACTAACGCCACGGAGACCGTGCAGGTCAACCAGGTGCAGGAGGACGGCACCATCGCGAACGACCTCACGGTGGGCGAGTACGACATCGTCGTCACCACGCAGCCCGAGCGCGACACGTTCGAGGACAGCCAGTTCGACCACGCGGTGCAGTTGCGCGAGCTCGGGGTGCAGATCCCCGACAAGTACCTCATCAAGTCCTCGCGCCTGCGCGACAAGGGCGAGATCGTCCAGGCCCTCGAGGCAGAGTCGAACTCTCCGGAAGCTCAGGAGAAGGCGCAGCTGGAGCTCGAAGGCGCGCGCGGCGAGGTCCGCAAGGTGCACGCCGAGGCCACGGCCAAGGAAGCCGACGCCGCGAAGAAGGCGGCCGAGGCCCAGAAGGACACCGCCACCGAGCAGAACGCCGAGTTCGTCGCCAAGATGAAGGAGCTCGAGCAGGAGTTCCAGCTGAAGCAGACCCAGCTGGCACAGGAGATGGAGCTCGAGCGGCAGCGCTTCCAGCAGGAAATGGCGTTGGAGCGCGAGAAAGCTGCTGCTAAGATGCAGCTCGAACGTGAGATGGCCGAGCAGAAGAAGGCGCTCGTTGACGCCCAGGTGACCGCCACTCACGCGCAAGCTGCTGCCACCATCAAGACTGCTGACGCCAAAGCCGAAGCGATGAAGAAGGCCCCTGCCCAAGCCGCTGCCAGCGGCACGGATAGCTCCGCCGGTTCCGGAGCCAAATCGAAAGGTGAGTAATGCCCCCCGTAGATCGTGGTGACGACTTCGTCCCGACCATCGACGAAGAAAAGAAACCCGCAGCGGCCGCGGCCGCACCCGAAGCCAAGCCCGAAGAGGGCGACGAGGGCAAGGCCCCCGAGGCCGTAGCCCCGGAGGCCAAGCCCGAGGGCGACGAAGGCAAGCCCGAGGCCGAAGAGGCGCGCATCCCGAAGGCGCGCCTCGACAAGGAGATCCAGCGCCGGAAGCTCGCTGAAGAGCGCGCCGCCGAGCGGATCAAGGAGCTCGAGTCGCAGATCCAGGTCCAGCGTCGCTCCGTTGACGCCGAGGCCCTGGAGAAGAAGATCGCCGAGCTCGACGACCAGTACGACGACGCGATCGCCGACGGCGAGAAGGCCAAGGCCAAGCAGATCAAGGTGGAGATCCGCAAGCTGGAGCGCGACCTGAACAGGGTCGAGGCGAACCAGCAGGCGCTCCAGGCCAAGGTCGCCGCGGTGTCCGAGCTCAAGTACGACATGGCCTTGAGCCAGATCGAGATCGACTACCCGCAGCTGAACCCCGACGGCGACGACTTCGACAAGGAAGCGGCCGAAGAGGTCAGCGACCTGCTGGACGCGTACAAGATCAAGGGGCTGTCGCCCGACGCCGCGCTGAAGAAGGCCGTGCGCTACGTGCTCGGCCCGCCCAAGGCGGCCGTCGAGGCCGCGGCGAAGGACCTCGAGCGGGACGGCCTGCGCCGCGCCCGCGCGGAGGACGCGCGCCGCAAGGTGGCCGAGGCGGCCAAGGCTGCGCCGGCGAGCACCAAGGACGTCGGTGACGACAGCGACAAGCGCGGCGGCGGCACGCCGAAGGCGCTGGACATCTCCAAGATGACCCAGTCGCAGTTCGCCAAGCTGGACGAGGAAGCCCTGCGGAAAGCGCGGGGGGATGACCTGTGAAAGCCATCCACAACCTCCCGCCTCCGCCGCCCGTCCACGAGACGGTAGTCGAGCGCATCGCCCGGGTGTGCCACGAGGTCAACCGGGCGTACTGCCAGGCCCTCGGGGACGACTCCCAGAAGCCCTGGGACCAGGCCCCGGACTGGCAGCGCAAGAGCGCCGTCAACGGCGTGGTGATGCACCTGGCGAACCCCACAGCCGGCCCGCAGGCCTCCCACGAGGCCTGGATGCGCGAAAAGCTCGAGAATGGCTGGACTTGGGGTCCGGTGAAGGACGAGGTGGCGCACACGCACCCGTGCATCATGGACTTCGCCAAGCTGCCGCCCGAGCAGCGCGCGAAGGACTACCTGTTCCACGCCGTCGCGATCAACACCGCGACGGCGCTGGGGCTCCGCCTGGCCACCGTCTAAGGAGCGCGCATGACACCCTCCCAGTTCTGTGTGTGGCTCAGCGGCTACGCTTCTGCCAAGCCCGACACCCTGGACCCGCAGGTCCAGACCGAGCTCGACGCGATCATCGCTGACATGGTCGCGAGCAAGCTCAGCAACGCCGGCGCGGAGGAAGACTTCGAGCGGATGAAGGCTGAGTTCGAAGCCCGGAAGATCAAGGCCGAGCTCGACATGCTGAGGCAGATGCAGGCCGCCAAGCAGGCCATACAGTCTGGCGGCATCGTCTACGCTTCCAACACCGCGGACAAGCCGCACCTCATCGCCAAGGCAGTTTGATGTGGAGGAGCGGGGGTTCAACGAGATCACCTTCCAGCACGGTGACAGCGAAGAGGTGACGATCTACCACCGGGTGCGGATGCGCGATGCGTATGCGGACGTCCTTCGGGACGGCCCCGTACCCGGCACTTTCTACGAGACGAGCCACGGACACGTGCTCGTCTCGTTCGACCACAAGCCCGAGATCCCCGGCCTGGTCCGTATCAACATCTCGGACCAACCCTTCGTTTATGAGGACCTGGTCGAGTTCATGTCGTTCTTCATGGTGCTGTCCGGCTGGCTCGGCCGGACGGCCAAGAAGGAGTCCCCAAGTGAGTAGCTGGCTGCTGGGCATCACAGGGGTCATCTACCTCTGGGTGGCCCTCGACTACTACCTCCAGGGGAAGTTCGGCATGGGGCTGGCGTTCCTCGCCTACGCCACCGCCAACCTCGGTTTCATCCTCGCAAACCGTGGCACGTAGCGAAATCTGTTGTAATATCGCGCCTACGGACGCCCGTGCCGGTCAATCGCGGGCCGAGCTCGACCTCGTAAGAGTCGTCAATCGCGGCCACGGCGATACGCGGCAGGCAGACTGAACCCACTCTTCAACGAGGTAAAAATGGCTCTGACCAACTTTGCCTTGCTCACCGCAGAACAGAAGACCGTATGGTCGATGGATCTGTGGAAGCAGGCTCGCAACTACAGCTTCGTCAACAAGTTCCTGGGCAAGGACACGAACAGCCTCATCACGCACGTCGATGAGCTGAAGAAGTCCGAGAAAGGTGCCCGGGCCGTCATGACTCTGCTGGCCGACCTCCAAGGCGACGGCGTCGCGGGTGACCGCACGCTGGAAGGCAACGAGGAAGCGCTCCAGACGTCGGAACAAGTGATCCGCATCGACCAGATGCGTCACGCGAACCGGCACGAAGGTCGCATGGCTGACCAGAAGTCGGTGGTCGAATTCCGCTCGAACAGCCGCGACGTTCTCGCGTACTGGCTGGCGGACCGTATCGACCAGCTGGCGTTCCTCACGATGTCGGGCGTCTCGTACGCCTACAAGAACAACGGTGCTGTGCGCACTGGCTCGGACTTCCCGTTCCTGGAGTTCGCCGCCGACGTGGCCGCCCCGAGTTCGCAGCGTGTGGCTCGCTGGGACAAGACCAGCGGTCTCCTGATCGGTGGTGTCACTGGCGACCTCGCCACGGAAGACACGCCGACCTGGAAGCTGTTCGTCGACCTGAAGGCCTACGCCAAGGACCAGTACATCCGCGGCGTCAAGGACGGCAACGGCGAGGAGACGTTCCACGTCTTCATGACGCCGCAGGCCATGGCGCGGCTGAAGCTGGACGAGACGTTCATGCTGAACGTGCGTCACGCCCAGCAGCGCGGTGACGGCAACCCGCTGTTCACCGGCAGCACGATCAAGATCGACGGCATGTACTTCCACGAGTTCCGCCACGTCTACAACACCTCGGGCGCTACCGCCGGGTCGAAGTGGGGTGCGGGCGCGGTGGACGGCTGCCAGATCCTGTTCTGCGGCGCGCAGGCGCTCGGTATGGCCGACATCGGCAATCCCGAGTGGGTCGAGAAGGGCTTCGACTACGAGAACCAGCAAGGTATCTCGGTGGCGAAGATCCTCGGCTTCCTGAAACCGAAGTTCAACAGCATCTACTCTGGGAACACGACGCAGGACTTCGGCGTGATCTCGGTGTACGCTGCGCAGTAATCAAGGAGGCCCGAGATGGCACTGAAGAAACCGAGTCGTACCGCCCAGCGCGTGCTGGTTGCGGACTTCACCTGGAACTTCGACGACACGATGGTCAACACCGTCGGCAACACCGTCGATTTCGGCAAGGTGAACCTTGGCGGCGCAGCCGGCAAGTTCGACGTCATCAACCTGCCGCGTGGTGCGGTCGTTCTGGGCGGCCATCTGGTCGTCGAGACGGCGTTCGACACGGCGGGCTACGACGTCACGGTGGGTGACTCCAGCGTCGAGAACCGCTACCTGGGTTCGACCGACGTCAAAGGCACCGGCGTCACCGCTCTGGTCCCGACCGGCTACCACGGCACGGGCCAGAACATCCGCATCACGATGTCGTCCGACGACGCGTGCACCACGGGCAAGGCCACCTTGCGCGTGGAGTACATGATCGACGACCGCGCGGATGAGGTCTACCCGTCGTAACCTGCAAGACCCCGGGGGGCTTAGGCCCCCCGGCCTCCCTTCTGCCCAGACTAGGAGAAAAAAGCAATGCCGATGATGAAGCTGCACCGGCGGTATCGCCTTGCCACCACGAAGGGCCACGCAGTTCAGTTTGAGCCCGACGTTCCCGTCTACGTCCCTCCGGCGATCGTTTCCGACGCCGTAGCGATCGGCGCTGTGCCGGTCGACGGAGAGGTCGACGTGACCCCCCAAGACCCCCCGAAGCGTAATGCTGGCCCCGCGGACGCCGCGGACCGCGAGCGTGCGCTGATTGACGTCTTCGCCAGGCTCGTTGCGGCGAACGAGCGCCGCGCGTTCACCGCCGGCGGCGTGCCGACGGCCGCGGCCGTCGAGGACCTGACCGGCTTCGAAGTGAGCCGCAGGGAGATCAACGACGCCTGGACCAAGCGGGCGGAGTACATCGCCAACGGCACGCTGGATGCCGAAGGCAAGTGGGTTGAGTGATGGACACCACGGCGCTGCACCTCAGGTTTCGCCAGGACTGCTTCGACCTGAAGGAGCCTTACCTGTGGTCGGACGTCGAGGTGTTCCACTACATGGACGCCGCGCAGAAGATGTTCTGCGTGAAGGCCGGCGGCATCGCTGATGCTTCGTCCGACCTGACGAAGGCGACCATCTCGGCCGGCGATCCGTGGGTCTCGATCGACTCACGGATCCTCGCCATCAGGCGAGCCTCCTTGGCCTCCACCGGGGCCAAGGTGGAGCTGGTGAGCCACGAGAAGCTGGACTTGCTGCGCGGTGCGGATGACTACGGCGTCCTCGCCGGACCGAAGCTGGACAACCGCGCCGGCGCAGTGCGCTACGCCGTGACGAACATGGAGCAGGACAAGCTCCGCCTCATCGCCGTCCCGGCCGCCAACGACACGCTCGAGCTGCTCGTCTACCGCCTCCCGCTGAAGCCGATCACCGGCAAGGGGCAGAAGTTCGAGATCTCCGAGCAGCACCACGAGTACCTGCTGATGTGGATGAAGGCCCTGGCCTACCGCAAGCAGGACGCCGAGGCGCGGAACGACAAGCTGGCCCAGACGTCCGAGATGGCGTTCCTGGCATACTGTGAACAGGCGCGGCAGGACCGCGAGCGCAAGGAACACGCGCCGCGAGAGGTCGCGTACGGCGGGCTATGAAGAAGGCGCTCGACGCGGCCGTGACGGTGCTCCTGTACTTCGCCGTCGTTGTCGGGGCCCTCGTAGTCCTGAGTGGAGTATTCGGAGGCTGGTGATGAAGATGCTGAACGAGAAGAAGCCCTTCTGGACCCGGTGGCGTGACGCCATCACGGGCCTGTTCATCAAGAAGACCGACGCCCTCGGCAACCCGTCGACCACGGTCGGCGAGGCCGTCGTGCGCAAGCCGCGCAAGCCGCGCGTCAAGAAGGTGGTGTGATGGCGGCGGCCCAGGTCGACCTCGAAATCGTCCAAGGCTCCACCTTCTCGTACCCGCTGACGTGGTACTCGGGCAAGGTGATGAAGCCGATCACGGCGATCACCAGCACCGCGCCGGCGCTGGTGACGGCGGCCAACCACGGCCTGCCGGCCAACCCCATCCCGGTGACGATCACGAACGTCAAGGGCATGCGTGTGCCGGCCGACACACTGCGCGCGACGCGCGTCGACACCGGCCAGTTCACCGTCGACCTGGACGCCTCCGGCCTTGGCACGTACAAGAGCGGCGGCACCCTCACGTACTACGCCCCGGTGAACCTGGCCGGCTACGTGGCGCGCATGCAGGTGCGCCCCAGCCTGGCTGACTCGACGAAGATCCTCGACCTGGACAGCGCCCTGAAGGGCGGAATCACGCTTGGCGGCAGCGAGGGTGTGATCACCATCACAGTCAGCGCTACGGCCACAGCTGCGCTAAACTTCACCTCAGCGGTATACGATCTCGAGCTCCTCTCCCCAACTGGCGTGGTGACGCGCCTGATGGAGGGGAAGGTGACGCTCAAGAAGGAAGTCACTCGATAACGGGGAGCCACGATGGCCAACAACGCGACCAACTATCTCGAAGGCGAGATCATCAAGCACATCTTCCGCACCGACAGCTTCACGAAGCCGACGGTGCTGGCGGTTGCGCTGTTCACGGCCGTGGCCGACGCTGAGGCGGGTACGGTGACCGAGGTCACCGGTGGCTCGTACGCGCGCGTCGAGGTCAACCCGCTGGACGCCAACTGGGACGCGCCGGCCGGCGGCAACGGCCAGACGTCGAACCTGGCGGAGATCACCTTCCCCGCGCCCACGGCGGACTGGGGGACGGTGTCGCACATCGGCATCTACGACGCCGCCTCGAACGGCAACCTGCTGATCGTCGCGCCGCTGACCACGCCGCGCGAGATCCTGAACGGCGACGGTGCTCCCAGCTTCGCGATCGGTCAGCTGACGTTCACGATCAGCTAAGGAGGTAGGCCATGCCTGTCCTCCTCGCAGACCGCGTCCAGGAGACGACGACCAGCACTGGCACGGGGAACCTCACCCTGGCCGGCGCGGCGTCGGGATACCGTTCGTTCTACGCCACCTTTGGTGCGTCGCAGGACTTCTACTACGTCATCGCCGGCGGCTCCTCCTGGGAGTGCGGCATCGGCCAGATCTCCGGCACGGACGTGCTCGTGCGCGGCACGGTCAAGTCGTCCAGCAACGGCAACGCAGCTGTCGACTGGGCAGCGGG